ATCAATATTCATGCACATGTGTCGGCTTCAAATTTGCCGCAAAGTGTAAGCATATTCAATCTATAAAGGATAAATTATGAACGATTGGGATAAAGATAATTTGAATTTTCTGATGACTATTTCACCGGAATTACTCAAAGATTTTTTACAAGTTATGAATGGCGATGATGTTGCATATGCAATGGAATTGCTCCGAACGGCGAAAGCTGAGATTTTGGTAGAGTCTATGGAATATGATGAATCATATAATCAATATGATGAAGAGTTTCCTGAAGCTAGTGCGGTATTGAATAAGTTTACATTGAAAGGTTAATTATGAATCAGTTTTCTTTTATGGTGGATTATCTTGATGATTGTATGTCCAAAAAGTGGCGTAATATGCTCAATGAGGATGAACAGTTGGAAAATGAATCGCTTGCATTCGTTGAGTCTATTATGTTGAATGGATACAATATCACGGATGTTCGTGAATATAAAACTGTCACTAAAAAAGTTACTGAATTGGTGCGATAATGGCTGAATTTTTCTTTTATCTTGATGCGTGGAAGTTTTGTGTTGACAACTCACTTCCGATAGAATGTATCAGTCGTAAAGATTGGAAAGTCTGGCAAGTTGAATACGATAATGGAGATTGATTATGGCATATATTGAAATTGATGTTGAACTAAATGATTTCTCAGATGATGATATTTACGAGGAAGCAATTGCCCGTGATTTATTCAGATCGGATTCTGATATCAATCAGTTGATCACTGAATTATATGAAAAGCGCAGATTGGGTAAAGATTATCAATCTGAATTGGACAAAATAATTTATGAAACTATTGGTAAAATCATATGATGATATTCACCCACCAAAAGAGTAAAAAGAAAAATCCAACTCAAAAACAAAAAGCAGAATATCAGGCTTGGCTCGATTCCGTAAATAATATGTCCGGATTATCTGGGCGTAAATATGGTGCAACAAAAGTAGTAAAAAGTACTACAGTTGAGCCTCTGACAACACCAGCTGGACGTGTAACACCAAAGTATCCATCTTTAGTTACTCCTGGTGGTGCCTGCACGAAACCCGTCCATGGCAAGGTCTACACTGGTACTGCTATGAAAGGCATCGGAACCTTACATAAAAGCAATGCTGTGCCTATATTTTCAGATCAAGATGCGAAGGACCAGGCGCTTATGCGCCGATAGTTGAGTGGTTAGCATGCCCTAGCCGTAAAACCCTCTCCAAAGCCGTTCCATAGGGTGTTGTATTTTAGCAACTTGTCAAAAAATTGTTGACTTTTTCCGGGAACCTGGTATAATAGAGTCTGTTCTGTTGATAAAGAGGTTGATTATGAAATTGCTCTCCACTGGTAATCCTAAAGTACTCAAAGGTATGGCACAGGGTTTTAATACTTATATCTTACACTTGGCTCCAGCTAATGTGTCTGGCTATGAGACCTGCCCAAAGCGCACCGCCGGATGTACCGATGCATGTTTGAATCTCGCTGGCCACGGCGGTATGTTCAAGCGTGGTGAATCAACTAACGTTATCCAAGAGGCTCGGAAACGTAAAACCCGTATGTTCTTTGAGAACCGTACCGAGTTTATGACACTTCTGGTCAAAGATATGGAATTGGCTATCAAGCAAAGTGCCCGACTGGGCTTGACACCTGTGTTTCGCTTGAATGGTACTTCCGACTTGTCGTTTGAAAAGTATGAGGTTGTTCGTAACGGTCAATTGTTCCGTAACGTTTTTGCCGCCTTTCCTGAAGTCCAATTTTACGACTATACGAAAATCTTGGGTCGTAAAGTCAAAGATATTACCAACTACCAATTGACATTCTCCGCCGCTGACGGTAACGATATGGACGTTATTCGTGCAATGGCTGAAGGCTTGAATGTTGCTGTTGTTTTCGGTATAAAGAAAACCTTGCCAATGCCTGAACAATACTTGGGCCGCCCAGTGTTCAATGGCGATGAATCAGATTTGCGTTTCCTTGATCCACGTGGTGTTGTTGTTGGACTCTACGCTAAAGGTAAAGCAAAAAAGGATACCAGCGGTTTCGTTAAGTATCCTACCATCATGTTGCAAGCTGCATGATTACCTTGACAAGTCTACCGACTTGTGTTATACTTGTTCCATCTTATTATGAAAGTGTTTTATGACTAAACGTATCCGCCTGAGTGCATGGGAAAAGATTTTTGTTACTCTAATGTCTGGTGAACCTATCACCAAAGACTATTTTAATTCAACGTTAGGAAATTTGTCCTATAAAATTTCATCTTATGTTCTTGAAATTAAAATTCAAAGCAAAGCTATCATCCGCGTCAAAAAAGATGGTCGCAAGGTTGTATCCTATCAGTTGGTGAATCCTGCTGAGGTCATGCAATACTGGACGGATCGTGGCATTACACCGGATCAAATTACGTCCCTGGAAGATTTGGATGCTGAACCCGCTGTTGTTGAGGACTATTCTGTTGAATCTGAAACTGCGTAACCGATGAATATTTTTTACCTACACCACGATGTGGTCAAATGTGCGGAAATGCACAATGACAAACACACCGTAAAAATGATCCTTGAATATGCTCAACTACTTTCTACTGCCCACCGTGTCCTTGATGGTGATATTGTTATTGGTAAGTCTAAGGCGGGTAGAAAACAAACTCGATATGTTTTACCCAGCGATGATTCTATCCTATATTCTGCCACTCATATCAATCATCCCTCATCGGTATGGGTAAGACAATCTGACAAAAATTATGATTGGTTATTCGGTTTGTTTCAAGCATTGATGACTGAATACACACATCGGTATGGCAAAACACATGCAACTTCTCGCCTGGAAATGCATCTAGCTAAACTGCCCAAAAACATTCCTCAGAAACCATTCACTGAGCCAACACCAGCAATGCCTGATGATGTAAAAGTGCCTGGAGATTCTATTGCATCTTATCGCCGATACTACATACAGAATAAGCCACATCTGGCTAACTGGAAAAAGCGTCCGGTCCCAGAGTGGTATTTGACTATATAAACATATAAGATGCCTACATATAATTTCTTAGACACTGACAGTGGTGAAGAATTTGAAAAGTTCATGAGAATATCTGAACGTGAAGAATTTCTGAAAGCCAATCCCAAGATTCAACCTGTGTTGACCGCACCCGCAATCGTGTCGGGCGTATCAACCTCCACCCAGAACCGTGTACCAGACGGTTTCAAAGAAGTCCTATCTAAAGTTGCCGAAGCACATCCAGCAAGTTCGGTGGCGGACAGATACGGAAAAAAATCCATAAAACAAGCCAGAAGCGATCAGGTTGTAAAGAAGCATGTGGAGAAAGTGACTGGCGTAAAACAATAAGGGTATCAATGGCAAGCAAGAAACCAGCAAACACCAAAATCAACCTTGAAGAAACTGTGCCACGCACAACAAATTCACTCAAGGTGAGAATTGATGATCTAAAAACATTTGATCCATTAACAGATAATCAAAAATTATTTTTTGATGCCTATAAAAGAGGTGACTACTTTGTGGCCCTGCATGGTGTTGCAGGAACTGGAAAAACATTTTGCGCAGTATATAAAGCACTTGAAGAGGTCTTGGATAAGAGTAATCCATTCAAGAAAATCATCATTGTGCGTTCCGCTGTACAAGGTCGTGAGATAGGTCACTTGCCAGGTGACGTTACGGAAAAGATGGAAATCTATCAGCAACCGTATGTACAAATTTGTGATACACTGTTCGGAAGAAAAGACGCTTATCAACGCCTTGAGGAACAAGGATACATTGATTTCATTTCAACGTCATTTATTCGCGGTATGAGTTTTGATGATGCAATCATCATCGTGGACGAAATGCAAAACTTGACATTTGAAGAAATTGACACTGTTATGACCCGTGTTGGTTATCGCTCAAAGATTATTTGGTGTGGTGACTATCGCCAAACTGACCTGAACAAAAAGAAAAATGACATGAGTGGTATCTTGAAATTTTTTGACATTGCTGTACGTATGTCAGCATTCACTAAGATAGAATTTACACCTGAGGACATTGTTAGAAGTTCTCTTGTGAAAGATTATATTCTCGCTAAACTTGATTATGAAGATGGTATTGATTGATGTTTGAATTCGTAAAACTACCTGAGTTGGATTTTGATATGACTGCTGTGACTACCGACTCAGGTAGGGTTTACGTCACACCTTCTGGATTCAAGTATGCATCCGTGACAACTGTTCTCTCCGACTACAATAAGAAAGCATTTTTTGAGTGGAGAGAACGTGTTGGTGCGGAGGAAGCTAATCGCGTTTCTCGCCTCGCATCAAGTCGTGGTACAAAACTGCATACCGTGTGTGAAAAATATTTGTTGAATGAAATGTCTAGCATAAAACTTGCTAGTATGCTTCCAACGACAAAAGAGTTGTTTTATAAGATAAAGCCACACATTGATACCAGAATGGGCAAAATCTATGCGCTGGAGCAAGCTCTTTACTCGGACAATCTGAAACTCGCTGGTCGTGTTGACTGTATCGCTGAGTGGGATGGAGTGTTATCCATCATTGATTTCAAATCGTCAACCAAACAGAAAGATAAGAACAACATTGGTAATTATTTCATGCAGTGTACCGCATACGCGAGAATGTTCACTGAGTTGACTGGCATGCCATTGGATCAGATTGTCGTTTTGATTGGTACCGAAGAAGGTCCTGGTCAAATCTTCATTGAAAGTGCAGATAAATACCATACTGAACTTCAAAAATATGTTGACAAGCATTACCGAAAAGCTGGTTGACATTTCGTAATTGTAGTGTTATACTACATGCTATGGTTGTATGAAGCAACTAGAAACGGATTCAAGACGCGGGGGCAGTGCCCGCCAGGTCCACCAAAAGCATATCAGTACATACGGCCTATATAACGGCAGGTATGCTTTTGATGGGCCTGACACAGGATCGATTGGGTCAAGAGTACAGAAGTGGACAACTCACCAGAGTAGGTGTAAAAACTAAATCAAAGTAAAAGCAAACGAAAGTCGCTTTTTGATGGCTGCTTGATAGCCATCTAGGGTTTCGGTAGGTTCCCTCGTAACAGAATAACCTATCAATTTTAACACACTCACACACAAGGAGAAATCTATGAGTAAAACACCTTTTGAAATCCGTATGAATCTTTTAGAAATGGCAAAGGACTTGGCAATGCAAGACTTCTTTACTAAAAAAGATATGTTAATGGAACAATGGCATCGTAATTCTGAAGTTAATAAGTCTCTTCCAGTACCTGAATTGGGAGCATATCCAACAGAACAAGATATCATTGCGAAAGCAAAATTACTTAATGCTTTCGTTTCTAACGAATAATCATTAAGAAGGTTTCGGTAGGTTTCCTCGTAACAGAATAACCTACCACCATCAAGAAAGGAAAATATGCGAAGTAAACCAATACTTTTTAGCATTACACTTTCCGCAATGATCGTATTTTTCAGTCTGATTAATATTGATCTTCATGGCATCCTGCCATTCAAACCAAGTTATGATTCTCTAACAAAAGATGTTCAGAGACAAGTCACTTGTTTAGCGGAAAATATTTATTTTGAGGCAGCACATGAGCCACATGATGGCAAAAAAGCTGTGGCATTCGTAACAATCAACAGAGTACAATCTGGTAATTATGCAAATGATATTTGTGGTGTTGTATTCCAAAAGACTGGCGGCACATGCCAATTCTCATGGTATTGTGACTCCAAGTTTACCGACAGACGGTTGACAATCAAGTCTACTCCGTTGTATAATGAGATTAGAGAGTTGGCGATGCATGTTATCATCAACTTTGAGCGTATGGAAGATGTTACATCTGGTGCAACATACTACCATGCAGACTATGTAAGCCCTGGCTGGAAATTGGAGAAGATTGACAAAATTGGTCGTCACATCTTCTACCGAAGCAAGCGAGATAATATTGACAGAAATAAGGAGTTTATATGAGCGAGTCAACTAAAAATTTTGATTTTATTACTGTGGTTGTTTGTATCGCAATTGTTTGTGTTGCATTCATTGCAGGTATCACAGTGTATAATATGAATGATCGCAACAACATGGCCAAGAACATTGAAGCTGCAATTACAAAAGGAATGGATCCACTTGCAGTGAAGTGCTCTTATGAAACTCATCCTGGTGCAATTTGCATCACGTATGCCGCAGTTAGAAAATGAGCAAAAGTGTACAACAACTAATCAATGAATTGCGAAATGATGGTGGTCAAAGACCACCTATAACATATCGCCCAAAAGCGCGGCGAATTAGAAAAAAGCGCCATTTCAATGGCTGGACTTGGGATTCACTGGAAACACCTTCAAATATTATGAGCAGCGAAAAAATCTTTATCGGAGCCAGCGACTATGGCGATTACCTATACTCACAACTTCTGGTTGCGCGTGGTGAAAAGAACAAGTCAACATTCAACCGCGACTTGAAATTGCACGGCAATCGTAGCAAGTGGACGGAGTTTATTGAATCTGAGTTTGACGGCGATCACATCATTGAGTTGTCTGAGACTAATGGTTTAATCATAACCGATGATGAAAATTTCATTAGATATGATGTAAGCGCAAATTCCATCACGGCCCGTATGTATGGTGATGCAGATTTCAATAAAGAGATTGAAACTCTCTTGAAGCAAAACTTTGAAATCGTTACATCATACATTGAGTGGGTATATTCAAGTGATGGTAATTCAGTAAACGTTCCATTGAACACCGAGCGTTTACCTGTGCAAGAAATGTATCCATTCTTGGGTGAAGAAACACTTGCGGCATACTATGATCGTTTCTTAGCATCACAAGCAAACATTTTGTTGTTGATTGGACCACCAGGTACAGGTAAGACAACATTCATTCGTGGACTGCTTGCACACAGCAATTCATCCGCAATCGTGACATATGATGCGGCTATTCTTGAAAAAGATTATCTGTTCGCTAGATTCATTGAGGATGAAACTGGTGTCATGGTGTTGGAAGACTCTGACAACTTTTTGAAAGCGCGTAGCGATGGTAACACCATGATGCACCGCTTCCTGAACGTTGGTGATGGTCTTGTGACAACAAAGGGTAAGAAGTTGATTTTCTCAACAAACTTGCCGTCTATTCGCGATGTTGATCCTGCACTGGTTCGCCCAGGTCGTTGTTTTGACATTTTGAATTTTGCGCCACTGAATGTTGAGCAAGCATCAAAACTTGCGGATAAACTCGGCACAACATACGACAAGAAAGCAAGTGGCACTTACAGTATCGCAGAAATCTTCAACAAGCAACTTGAGAACAATACCAATCGTAAGGTTGGTAGCAAAATGGGTTTTATCTAAGGAGTATATTATGGCTGTACAACAATTTTCAATCAATCAAATTTCCAGTGAAGCTGATCGCAAGAAATTGCTAGATGCAATTCAGGAGTGTTCCAACTCCATGATTCGCATCGGCGGAGAAAAAGACTTCATCAAAGAAGCTGTTTCTAAAGTGTGTGAAGACTTGAAGTTGCCTAAGCGCATCATCAATCGTATGGTCAAAGTTTATCACAAACAGAACTATGATGAAGAAGTCGCAACACATGAGCAGTTTGAACAACTGTATGAAACCATCGTCAAGTAATGCCAACAAAAGACGAAATGCACAAGTTCCAGCAAGAGATTGAAGCTCTTGTTGAGGGAACTAGCTATAACTACATGGAAGCAATCATTGAGTATTGTAACATGACTGGTATGGAAATTGAACTAGCGTCAACTCTAGTCAACAAGGAGCTAAAAGCAAAACTAGCCCTCGTTGCTGAAGAGTTGAATATGATACCCAAATCTTCACGACTACCTATATGATGACCGGATACGAAGCATTCTCACTTTTTCATGTATTGAAATTGCACTTTACCTCCGATAGTTACGACTATTTCAAGTACAATGGTAAGTGTAACATTTCAATTGAAACTTTTGAGCGCCGCAGAGACAAGTTTCACTTTTACAAGTTGTCTCGCAAATACAACCATGACGATTTTCGTCAGTTTGTTATTTCGGTATTGATGCACAATGAAAATGCTTGGGCTGGAACTTTGTTGGAAGATGAGTCTAATGAGATTCACATGAAGAGAATGGCTACGATCCAATCACTGAGCTACACATTCAAAAATGATTGTGCTGTGATTGGTGAATCTGGTGATATTAACTCCCTACTCAAAACAACTGGTGAATATCCTGAACTGTTGACAATGGCATTGCAGAAAGTTATTTCCATTGAGACACTATGCATCCTGAATTCTTTCATGAATTTCTTGCCAATGTGGGAACGCAAAATCAGTGATGACATTCGCTGGCCCACAGTCTACAGGAAGCTGGTAAAATATGAACGGTTTATACAATTCAATCGTGAGTTGTATAAGATATATGCATTGGATGAATTGAAATGATTGAAAAAATCTACTTGGACATGGACGGTGTGCTGTGTAACTTTGAACGCAGATATTTTGAACTGTACAATGAACTGCCTGGTTCAATGCGTGACAGGAAAGACTTCAATTTGCACTGGGACGATTTCATTGTAACAAAGCAATTTGAGACACTTGACTGGTATCCCGGAGCACACGAATTGGTAGAAGCATGTCTAGCGACAGGCCTGCCTATTGAGATTCTGACTTCCTCTGGTGGTGTAAAAAACCACAATGAAGTTGCTAGACAAAAAGCTGTCTGGCTAAATGATCATGGACTCGGCATGTGGAAGCCAAATGTAGTCGCAGGTCGTAAGAATAAAGCTGGGTATGCAACACCAAATACCATCCTAGTGGACGATACATCTGACGTTATTCAATCATTTAATGCAGCCGGTGGCGTTGGTATTCTTCACAAAGAGATTGGTAATACACTGATGATGCTCAAAAATCGTATTGCAGTGTGACTATATAAATGATATAATGAACACTGTGGACAAAAACATACAACGTAATACAATTTATACAAGGAAAATACTATGTCTTTCGCAAATCTGAAGCGCAATCGCGCAAGCCTGGAATCTCTCACCAAGGCTATTGAATCCACCACACAAACAGCAGAAGCCGGGTCTAAAGATGACACCAGATTCTGGACACCGACTGTAGACAAGTCCGGCAACGGCATGGCTACAATTCGTTTCTTGCCTGCTCCTGGTGTTGATGGTGAAGATGGTCTGCCATGGGTTCGCCGTTTTGATCACGGCTTTCAAGGTCCTGGCGGTTGGTTCATCGACAATTGCTTAACAACTGTTGGTGAAAAGTGCCCAGTCTGTGAGCACAATAGTGGATTGTGGAACTCTGGCGTTGAAGCGAACAAGGATATTGTTCGTAAACAAAAGCGCCGTTTGAGCTATCTCGCAAACATCTATGTGGTCTCCGATCCAGCACATCCTGAGAATGATGGAACTGTTCGTCTGTTCAAGTTCGGTAAGAAAATCTTTGATAAGATTTCTGAAGCAATGAATCCTGAATTCGCTGACGAAACACCATTGAACCCATTTGATCTCTGGGAAGGTGCAAACTTCAAGATGAAGATTCGTAACGTTGAAGGTTATCGCAACTATGACAAATCAGAATTCGCCGCACAAGGTGCGTTGTCTGATGATGAAGCTAAGTTGGAAACAATCTACAACAAAGAACATTCACTGAAAGAGTTTGTTGAGAAGAAAAACTTCAAGTCGTTTGATCAATTGAAAGCTCGTCTTGATAAAGTTCTTGGTTATGAAGGTGATATCGTTCCTGCTACCCGCGCAGAGGACGTTGAGCTACCAACAGCAACTCGCGTAGCACCAGCCCGTGCACCAGCTCCTGTTGCTACATCATCTAATGATGACGATGACTTGGATTACTTCAAGTCGTTAGCAGAAGCTGACTAAACTCTGAGTTTGAATCCCGCCTAGTGCGGGATTTTTACATGGCGTATTTGAAAAACAACTCTAGAGCATCCACGTTTGTTGCTGATGCAACTGGTGCAGATTGTCCTTTGCCAGATGCAACTGTAGTTTGTGGCGCATTCACTACAACATTCGGTGCTTGAGCAACATTCATATCACGCGACACTGCGGCTAGCGCACTGCTTCCTTGTGATAAATTGTCTCCAGCATTATTGTTCATAGCCATCAATGATGCACGCACATCTTTGCCTGAACCAGCATGTGCTTTATTACCTGGACCAGCATAAAATGACTGTCCTGCTTTTTTGAGATTACCCTTCTTATCAACAACATCTGTTGCTAATGGTATTCCAGCCCAGGTCTTGGCTAATGCATTTTGTGCCTCATCATATTTTCCTTCTGCTGCTAATTTTGTTGCTCCAGTTTGTTTGATTAGTTGCATGCCGAGTCTGTCTTGCACTTCTGGACTAAATTTTTCATCTTTGGACGCTATTCCTGAGTCAACTAATCCTTTTAGTGTTTCGGGAATAATCTGATATCTTCCTGCGGCAAAAATCAGACCTTGATCTCGTCTTTTTTCAGCACTATCGGTTTTCTTAGCGCCTTTGGCCATGATTTCACCAATAGTCATATCTGTCAATTTTTTACCAATGACTTTTTCTGAATTTCCTGATCCAACAACTCTACCTGCAAGTCCAACTGTGCCCTGATTCATTGCATCATATCCTCCCGCTCCGGCAGACTCTCCTTTTGCTATGGCATCTAAAAGCGACATTTTTGTTGGTGATGGTCCAAGGCGCACATCTTTAGCCTGTTCTGATGCACTTGGACCACCTATGGTTATTTCTTTTTTGCCTTGCTCATCGGCAGTTTTTATCACATCTTGAAGTTCTTTTTGCGTTTTTATTCCGCCAACAATTTCTCCGGTGGGCAGTTCTTTTCCGCCTGTGTATCTTTGAACAAATTCATCACTGTAGTTTCCTGAAGCTGCGTCCCTCAATCCCTGATCAATTTTTCTTGATGCGCTTTCGCTGGCCGCTTTTGCTCCACTGCTTCCTGAGTTGTCCTCAATTCTACCTTGGATTTTTTCTGGAGTGTTGGCCTCAGCATTTTTACTCTCCATAAATTTCATCAACCAAGTTGCTCCTGCAACCGCAGCAATGATACCCAAAAATGCTGGGCTGACCAACATAGGTAACAACTTTACAATTCCACTGATGACGTTTCCTGCTATTCCGAACACTTTCAAAAGATTATCAACTGAGAATATGCTTTTTAGGAGATCAGGTATACCACCTAACGCACTTCTAATTGTTCCAACAATCGCAGTTGCAATTCCACCAAACATCGCTAACATTCCACCAGATTTACTTTTCTCAGCTACTGGTGTTGGTGTTGTTTGTTTTTCTCTACCTTTTTTAAATTGAGATTCATACGCAGATTCTCTTGCGGCCGCGTCCTTGAAAAACATATCAGCACCACGACTGGCTTTTCCTCCACCCATAGTTACCAACTTCATGATATTCTGTCGAGTCACATTCATGTCTCTGGCCATGGCATTGCTATTCATTGTGTTTTTAGCAATTATGGATAGCTGAGCCTCTTGTTTTTGCGCAGACACCAACAACTGATCCATGGCGATAGATTGTGTGCCGATGTTTTCTGATACAGCTTTTCCGGTGGATCCGCCCTTCTGTATTGCCTGATATCCTTTACCAAATACCTTCTGACCTGTTGCAGCAATAGCACCACTTCCACCGAAAAGCATATTTCTAATGTCCAGCTTCTCGCGTGTGCGCTTGAGTGCAGCCGTTCCAAGAGAGTTGAGTACGCCCTTACCCTTCAGTTCTTGTTTGTAAATATCGGTGAAAGTTGCCATTTTATTTTCTTCTATTCTGCATTTGTTGCTTTATTTTTTCATTCTCTTCTTCAATGTGGCGCATGAGCATGGTTATGTAAATTGTTCTTTCCCATGGTACCATCATTTCCAAGTCACCCAATGAATATTTGTGGTGTTGCATCAACGCAAAGTTTGTTTGATAGTGATTCGCCAAACTATCGTGGCGAAAGGTTATCCGAAAAAACTTTGTATTCCTTCCAACACCAACTCTTCCTCGTAACCACACTTAGAGCACTTGAATGTCAAGTTCTTCTTCATTTTGGGTACGGTATCAAAAAACTCTTGTATTTTTGCAAACTGTTCTCTAGTCAGACTATCAACAAAATCGACTAGCTCAGCCTCAGATGCATCTTTTGCGTAGTAGACTGAATCATTATCAAAAATGTAATCTATGCATCCTGTAACCATTTTTGCAATCATCTCCGTTTCGGAAAGATTGGATAACTTGTTGACTAACTTAAAATCAGGATACTTCATTACAACGCCTAGTTTTGGCGTCAACTGTATCTCTTTCTTGTGACCTTCCTCAGTCTGAGGCTCAACTTCAAGCGCATTGAAACTTAGTTTGATGATGTTGTTACATTTTTTAATTCCATCCTCACTATCAACATCGTTATTACAACGATACTGAAGATCAATGATTTCACCAATTGATCTTGCACGAAGTTGCAGAAACATGTACTCCAAATCCAAAACAGGAAGTGAATCCACATCCATATCATCAACACAACAGTTGTTTACAATCTGTTTGATCGCAAGCAATACAGCAGCATCATCTTCCGATTCCATCGCCATTAGAAGAATCTTCTCTTCTTTTACACGAAATGGTCTAATCTTTACTTTCTTTTGTAGTAGTGGTAAAGTTATTTCATAAATCGGCACATCAATTTTAGGTAACATAGTATCTCCAAATAATCAAAAAATTCTTCTTATCGCTTCCGCTGTTCCACGGACCTGTGTGTTTAATACTGCGGATATAGGCACTCCACTGACGCTTGAGCCTAGCAGTGCAGCAGTGGCTGCTGCCAAATCATAAGCACCCTCATATATTGTTTTGTAGCTGGTGTATGCAAAACGAACTGAAAGGCGATGAAAGCCGTCATCGCCCCAACTCAGCGTTTGTGGTGCCACAGCAACTGGAAATGCATCAATCAATTCAACTGCATAAATCTGTTTGATGAAATCGTCATACTGCACAATCTTGATGTTTGTTGTGAATCGTGTTTTTTCACCTTGTGAAAAACGTGCATTGTGTGTGTCATTCGGTACCATGGCTTCTAGCCACTTATCAAACAACTTTCTTTCATAGAATTCATTTGTGCATATCCAAGTCAAATTGATGTCCTCATACAATGCGCGATATGGAACTTTGAATATTGGACCATATATACTAACGTCAGCAGTCGCCACACTCTTGCCCGGTAGCTCGGCCGACTCACACTGTAGTGCAAGATATCGGGAAATCGTAGGATTATATGAACGACTGTCTGACGCGCCTTGAACTCTGGTTGTAATGTCAGAGAACACCGAGTTTGGAAAATTCAATAGTTGTTCAATCAAGCCGGACTCAATATAGTTTCCGATATATTGAGGAATAGGAAGAATGACCTGAAATCTGTTCGGTCGCGCAAGACCATCTTTGGCCTGTATGTTTGAAAGGAATAACTGTGGTAAAAATGACATTACATTTTCTTTCGTGAGTCTGCCCAGACTTTATTTTTATTTGCTTTTTCAAATTGTTCAACTGG